CCAGGACTTCTTGGAGATCTTCGGGTCGGTGGTCACGGCCGGGGCGGCGGCGGCCGGCAGGATGAATTTTTTATAGACCGTGTCGCCGTCCTTCGGGGTGGCGGCAATCAGGAAATATTTATCCGCCGTTCCCGCTTCGATGCCGGTGACGACCGCCGCGTCGGAAGCGTTGTAGGGGGTGGCCCCGATCTCGGTCAGGGTCAGGTTAGCCGCGTCAATGCCGACATGGCTTTTATAATAGGCCGTGTCGGCGATGTTAAAATTTATAGATTGCCTGTTCGGGTTCGCCAGGGTCGTGAACTGGAACCCGATTTTCCCTTCTTCGGCCGGTGTGTATTCATAGATACCGTTTACGGCGTTATTTACCTGGGCGGTGTTGGTCGAGCCGTTCGCTCCGGGCGATTCCACCCATAGGGTGTTGAACTTACCGGTGGCGGCGCTCAGGTACGTGTTCGCCGTGATGGTATCCGACCGGACGGTGTCGATCTTGCCCTCGACGGCTTCCAACTGGGTCATGGTCACCAGGCCGGTGATGTTCACCTGGTCGGCGTCGATCTTCACCTGTGTTTTGCCTTCCTGGGTGTTGATGGCGGTGGTGATTTTGGCCGCGAGGGTCTTCCCGTCCGCCCCTTCCATGACGTTCCCGAATTCGTTGGAAAGCTCGGAAATTAACAAATAGCCTTGCAGGGCGTCGGAGCCCACTTTGGCGGCGATCTGCTGGGACTGGACCAGGAGTTCCCCGTAGAGGCCCTGGAGGCCGTTTTCGAGGGAGTAGATGCGGGCCCCGCCGGTGGCGTCGAGGTCGATGCCGGATTCGTATAGGGTCATGATGCCGGAGCCGTCCAGGGCGGCGCCCTGCCACTGGACGTGCTGGGACCAGGTGGTGATTTCTTTTTCCTCTTTGGTCTGGGCGCGGGCGGTGGCGCGGGAGGAGCGGGAGGCGGAGGCGGCCTCCGTCTGGGCGGCGGCCAGGCTCTCGGTGAACCTGGGGAGGGTGTTCGCCAGGGAAAGGGTGATGTGGGTTGGACGTTTGAAAAGCTCCGGCCAGGTGATGGACAGGACCCGCTCCCGGAAGGTTTCCCCGTAGGCCGGAAGGGCGACCTGGCAGAGACGGGCCAGGCGGGCCCGGTCCCAGGGTTCGTTGGTCAATGCGGAGAGGTCGTCCCCGTCCACCTGGATCTGGACGGAGGGGGCGGAGCGGCGGGCCAGGAAAGAGGCGGCCCAGGCGTCGGCGGATTCAAAGTGTCCGTTCACGATGTCGTCCTGGGTGTCGATGTCCGCCGTTTTGACGACGATCCCCCACCGCGCCTGGGCGGCTGTGTTTTCGTACATCTTGATGCGGGAATCGACGGAGGAGACGGTCACGTTTTCCGTGATGATCCGGGGGACGGAGGGAGTGGCGGTGTCCGAAACCCAGGCCGGGTTCAGCTTCTTGGTGGGGACCACTTCCTCGGTCTCGGAGGAAACGGTCAGGAAGAGGCGGGTGCAGAGGTCCGCGTCGTTATAGGTGATGGTGGCGGAGCGGATGTTTTTCGCCATCCTGAATTCGCTCATCACCTGGTTATCAATGCGGACGTAGTTGAGCCGCCAGGGGAAAACGGACTGGTCATAGGTAAAATAAAAGTCCGACCCCTCTTCGATCAGGCCCTCCAGCAGGGTGTTCAGGCGGTCGTAGTTGATGGACCGTTTCACCGTGGCCGTGTCCTCGCAGACGCCCAGGACCCATGGCTTCACGCCGTTTATCAACTGGGTCTGCTGGGCCAGGAGACGGGTCAGGAACTCCTGTTTCGTCCCGTTAAATTCCGTCTGTTCCCCCCAGACGGAATCCGACAGGATGTCGATGCCGTGAAGGAGGGTCAGGTCGACCTGTTTTTTAAGCGGCTGGGAGACGTTGGTCACGCGGAAGACGCCGGCCAGACCCTCTTCGGTATAGATGGAGATCCAGTCGCGGATTTTTACCCCTTTTTCCTCCGCTTCTGATTCGGGGAGGGTCAGGGTGGCCTCGGAGGAGCCGTACATCTTGAGGGTCAGAGAACCGGCGGTCGGCGAAAGACGGGCGGCCTCGGATAAAGAGCTATTCAGTAAGCCTGGAAATCGGAGCGGCATAATCGGCCTCCAATCGGTTTAGGTAGGAGGTAGGAGGGAGGAGGTAGGAGGTTTTATATAGTCAATGACTATTCACCTCCTACCTTAGCGGCCGGAGGCCGCGCTACTTCCTACCTCCTACCTGATTCAGCGCCATCGCCCATAGGCTCGGATATTCACATCGACCTCGGTGTTCGCGGTGTAGGAGAACGCCGTCTGGCCGGGGTTGGCGATGAGATCGTCCGCGGATTCGGCGCTCCGCTTCGAGAGCTGGGAGGCTCCGGCGGCGGAGATCATCAGGTTATCGTAGGGGTCGCGGGAGAAAATGAGGTGGGTTCCCTGGGGGACGGAGAGGTCGGTCAGGGCGATCTCGTTTCCGCCCAGGGTGACGGTGAAGCTGGTCAGGGTCCCGGCGGTCGGGGTCACGTCCAGAAGGACGGGGACCGGGGCGGTGCCGGGGAGGATCAGGGAAGCATCTTCCGACGCGCCGGAGGTAAACCAGCGGGACGGGAGGGCGCTCTCCCAGAACGGGACCGGGGCGGCGGTGAACTCCACCCGGGCGGCGGCGGTGGCGTCCCGGACGGGACCCAGGGCCGGGTCCGCCGTACATACGACGCGGAGGATCCGCTCCGGGTGGGAGGACAGGCGCAGCTCCCGCCCGCCCGTCTGGCCTGTCAGAAGGCCATGGGCCCAGGCCGCCAGGTTCTCCTGGTGGCGGGAGCGGGAAGCCAGGTCAAAGAGGTCCCGGATCAGGACCTCCACGGCGACCTTCAAAGACTGTCTCTTTACGTCCAGGAGCAAGGTCCCATCTCTCCCCGGCCTCTCCCCCTCCATGATCTCCATGGGAGGAGCGTCCTCATACACTTGGGAGACAATATAGGGGCCGACGGAGGACAGCGGAACGCTGTCCACAAATATTTCGATGTGTCTCGGCACTTTAAAAACCTCCGGGTTTTTTCAGGTAGTAGGTAGGAGGTAGGAGGTAGGAGGTGAATAGTCGTGACCATATACCTTAGCGGCCGGCGGCCGCGCTACCTCCTACCTTAGCGAGCGGAAGCGAGCGCTACCTCCTACCTGATCTCAATTCCTCCTCGTCGCCTGGACCATGGCCCCGATCTTTCCGTTAATCAGGGGGGCCATGACGTCGGCGACGTTGTCGCCGTCCAGGTCGATGGTCAGGTGGAGCATTTCGGACGTGGCGGCGGAGCCGTAGCGGGGGGAGCCCGGCGCGGATCCGTCCCAGGCGGCCATGGAGAGGCCGCCGATGGCGCGGACCGGGCGGCGGGTGGCGGCGGCGGTCATGTGGCCCACGGCCCGCTCGACGGCGGACAGGGACTTTTCCAGGCCGCCGGCATAGCCCAGGGCGGTGAATTCGCCGAAGTCCTCAAAGACGCCGGACGGGGAGTGAATATCCAGGGCGGCCTGGAAGGTGGCGGCGACCTGGTCGGCCAGCCATTGGGCGGCGCGGATCGCCTCATCCGCCCGGGCATAGATGCCGTTGGCCAGGCCCACGGAGGCGTTTCCGCCGATGGTTTCCATCACCTTCGAGGGGGAGTGTTCGTCCAGGGCGGCCATGGCGGCGGCGGCCGTGGCGTCCCCCAGGGCCTTCGAGGCTTCCTCCACGTCCTCCTGTCCGTTCTCCAGGCCGGATTTCAGCCCGGTCGCGGCGTCCAGGCCCAACTGTTCCCAGTCTTCGGGGAGGACCCAGTCTTGGAAGTTGATGGAATTATCGGTGCGCCACTTGTTATAGGCGTCCAGGACCTTTTCCGAATCCTCCATGGCCAGGAAGGCTTCGGAGGCTTTGTTGGCCTTGTCGATGATCTCATTTAATTCTTCCGGGCTGACCTTTCCGGCATAATAATCATAATCGGCCTGTTCCATGGCCCGCTGGGTTTCGACCATGGCCTTTAGGCCTTCTTTCAGGGCGGGAAGGCGGCGCTCATAATCGGATTGTGCTTCGGCGGCCTTGGTCCGGGCTTCCTCCAGCATGGCCAGGTCTTCTTCGATGTTCTGATTCGCCCAGTTGACCATATTTCCGACGGGGGCGACGGTGGTAAAGGCGGACCCATCTCCGATGGCGGCAAAGAGGCGGCCCAGCCAGGACTTCCCGCCGGTGCTCCCGGTGGCGGCTGGTTCAGAACCGGCCGGAAGGGCCGGGGTTTCTCCAGGCGTCCCGCCAGGAAGCAGGAGCGGAGTCCCGCCAGCCCCCAGGGCGGCGGCGTTGGCGGAGGCGATGGCTTTCGCGGCGGCGGTTTCGGCCAGGGTACGGGCGGCGGCGGCTCCGGCCAGCTCCGCTTCCAGGGCGGCGCGGGAGGCGGCGGCCCCCAGGGCGCTTTCGGCGGCGGAAGCGGCGGAGGACGCGGCGGTCTCTACGGAGGTGGCGGCCGTTTCCGCCGCAAGCTGGGCGGCTTCCAGGGCGGAGCCGGAGGCCAGGGCCGAAGAGGCGGCGGCGTCCGCGGAGCCGATGGCGGCGGTGGCGGAGTTTCCGGCGGTCAGGGCGGCGTTGCCGGAGGCGGACAGAGCGCTCACGGAGGCGTCGGCGGCGGAAGCGGCGGTCAGGTTGGCCTGGGCGGCGGTTCCGGCGGCGTTTCCGGCGGCCAGGGCGGCCTGGGAAGAGGCGGCCCCGGAGGCCAGGGCGGCGTCCGCGGAGGCCGCGGCGGCAGCGGAAGAGCTGCCCGCAGAGGCGGCGGCGTTTCCGGCGGCGGCGGCGGAGCTTTCCGACGCGGCAGCGGAAGACAGGGCGGCGTCCTCCGACGCGGCGGCGGCGGCTTCCGAACTGGAAGCGGCAGACGCGGAGGATGCGGCGTTATCAGCGGCGGAAGAAGCGGCCTCCGAAGAAGAGGAGGCGGATTCCGACGCGGAAGAGGCGGCCTCCGAAGAAGAAGAGGCGGCCTCAGAGGCGGAGGAGGCGGATTCGGAAGCGGTTTTCGCGGCTTCGGAAGAAGATTTCGCGGCTTCGGCGGAGGATTTCGCGCTGTCGGCGGCGCTATCGAAGGCGTCGGCGGCGCTGGAGAAGCGGTCCGCGGTGTCGGAAAAGCTCTTCGCTACGTCGTCCAGGCTTTCCGCGGAGGCGGATTTGGCCCCGAAGAGGCGGGAAAAGAGGTTTTTCCCACCGTCGAAGATGGATTTCCCGGCATTGAAACCGGCTTTCCCGATCTGGAAGACCTCCATCGCGCCCTTGACCACTTTCAGGCCCGCCCAGGCGGCCGCCATGGATCCGATGATACCGGCGATGGAGCCGCCGTGTTCCTCAATCCAGCTCATGGCCGTGGTAAAGGCCCCGACGGCCACGCTGGCGTCCTCGACGATCTTCTTGAAGGTCTGTTTCCCGTTATCCTCCCCTAAGAAGGATTCGATCAGACCGGAAACGGCCTCATTCAGCCCCTCCAGGGCGGCGCGGCCCTCTTCGGACTTGACGAACTCGTCCAGGGCGGAGATGGCCTTCGACATGGCATCCGCTACCTGGTTAAAGGTGGGGGCCAGGGCGGCCAGGGTATCATATTTCAGGGTGTTTAATTGGGTGCCTACCTTGTTGGCCTTGTCCCCGAACTCCGCCAGCTCTTTCACGTTCTCGTTGGAGACGGTGGCGGTCTGTTTTCCCTCCAGGGCCAGGGCGTGGAAGGACAGGGAACCCCGCTCAATCAGGGGGATCAGGTTCCGCCAGTTCCCGCCTAAGAGCTGGGAGGCGGTCTTTCCGTATTCCGCCTCGGAGCCCATGGCGCGGAGGGCGTCGGCCAGGTCCCAGAAGAGGTCCTTGCTGGTTTTCAGGTGGCCGGAGCTGTCCCGGAGGCCGACGTGGAGCTTCGACAGTTGTTCGTTAAACTCGCGGAACTGGTCGCCGGACTGGTCCTGGGTGAGCTTATTGTCCAGGGCGTCCCAGGCGCCTTTGATGTCGTCCAGGGAAAAGCCGATCACCTGGGCGGCGTACTGCCAGGACTGGTAGGTGGCCGGGTCCAGGCCGAAGCGCTGGGAATTGGTGGTAATCTCTTTCGCCCATTTCCCGGCGTCGACGCCCATGTCCCACAGGGCCTTGGAGGCGCGGAAGGCGGTCTTGATAACCGATTCAATGGCCCCGGTGATATTGTCGATGGCCTGGATGGTGTTCTGGAAATCAATTCCCTTTTTCAGGTCGGAATTATTGGTCGATTCATCCGCGCCCTTGACGGCCTCCCCGATGTTGTTGAACTGTGTCTGCAGGGTGGTCAGTTTGGTCTGTGAACCC